TGGATGTGTAAAGATAAGCATCTTACAAAGGTTTATTTAGGAAAAAGAAAGAAGAGCGACTTTGACGGAGAAGAGTGAGTCTAAAAGAATAGGTGCTAAACAGCATAAAAACTCTGGACGCAACACGCAAAAGGGAGACGCTTCCTGGAAAAATTTTGTCCTAGATTTTAAAGAGGTTGGTAGGTCATTTACTTTAAACAAAGAGGTTTGGGCTAAAGCCACAACAGATGCTATGAAGAACGGCAAGGATCCAGCAATAGTGGTTGTAATTGGCGAGGGCAATTCTAAAGTAAGGCTTGCTATAATTGAAATGAGCATCTTAGAACAACTTACAGAGGATGGTGTATAATAGTATTATGAACACAGGATACGAACCAAAAATAAAAGTAGTACCAAGAATTATTAAAAATTTCTTTACTAAAGAAGAAGTAGAAGTTTTGCTTGCAATAGTAAAATATCAAAAGAATGCTAAAGATTTAGATGAGTTCTTTGCTCCACTTGTTCTTCCAAGCATGGCAAGAATGCAGATAGAGGTAATGTACCCAGAGCATATACGCAGAAAACTTGAAGCCTTTGCTACAGAGATGGTTGGCGAAGAGGTGCGAATGTTTCATAACAGTTATTTAGATTACAGTCTAGAACATAATCCAGATGTAAATCCAAAACTACCCGTTCATTATGATTCAGACAACTATTTTACTAAACTTACAATGGACTATCAGTTAGATGCTAATATTGATTGGCCGATAGTAATTGAAGGTGAGAGTTTTAATCTTAAGTACGGAGACCTACTTGTCTTCTGGGGTGCTGGCCAAGTTCACTGGAGAGAGCCAGTAAAGTTTAAAGATGGGGATAGAACCGAAGTCTTAACTATGCACTTTTCAGCACCAAAAGATTTTAATGAGTTAAACCATATTGCTAGATCCCCAGAAGAAAGAGAAAAAAGGCTTAGGGTCTGGAGAAAAGATCCATTATTTTTAAAATATAATGAAGATTTTTTTGCAAAAGAAACACTAATAAATCAATAAACCTAAAATAAGGAAAATAAATGACAAACGAAAGCACCACAATTGATATGGTAAATGGTCTTGCAGAAATTGCAGACTACATGCAAGACGAAGAACTTACTACAGCACTTACCTTTATTGCTAAGATTATTATTAAACCAGATATTCCTTTGAATGTTGCACACATAGAAATCGTAAGACTTCAGGCTATTGCAGCAAAGATGGCTTTTAAAGCAACTTGGATGGCAAATGTTGATAAATCAGATAGAGGCAAAAAGAATCTTTATTATACGGCAGCAGAGTCGTTAAATAATTTAGTGTCTGCACTAAAGTACATAACACGCTAATCTGCTATACTTATACTAATAGAAACGAGAAATAATGACAAAGAATTTACTACATACGGTTATGATCAAGCCAGAAGAAAAGCCAATTCATTCAATGGACATAGCAGCACTTGAGGCAAAGATTAAAGAAGGCTATACGATTACTCGTGTAGACAAGCATACAATAAAAAAGACTTTTGCTCCATCAACTATTGCTTACGGGCATGGTGAGTGTGCAAGATACTGGTATCTAGCCTTTGATGGACAGATGTTTGAAGATAATGCAGATGCATATAGTGCAGCAAATATGACTGCAGGAACCTTGTCACACGCAAGAATTCAAAATGCAATGCTAAATGCTGGAATTGTAAAAGTTTATCGTGATGAGAATAACGAAGCCACTACAGAGTTTAAAATTATAAATGAAGATCCTCCTATCTTTGGATATGGTGATGTCATGTTTGATTGGCAAGGCCAAGAACTTATTGGTGAAATTAAAACAATGATGAATGAAGGGTTTGAATATAGAAAGGCATCAGGCAAGGCCAAAAATGGTCACTTAATGCAGTTGCTTATTTATATGAAGATCTTAAAGAGACCAACTGGTGTAATGATTTATGAAAACAAAAATAATCATGAACTTCTTTTGATCCCTGTAGATGTAAACGATCATTACCGTCGGTGGGTAGACCAGGCATTTGATTGGATGAGACTAGTTCGCAAGACATGGGAAGACAGAACCCTGCCAAACAAAAACTATAGATCAAACTCCAAGATATGTAAGTCATGCCCAATTAAAAAAGCATGTGAGTCTGCAGGACCAGGCGTGTTAAAAATAGCACCCTTGGAGATTCTCGGTGAACAATTGTAGATGCTGCGACAATCAGTTTGAGCCCACAGTATCTTATCAGATATACTGTTCTTCACACTGTAGAGATATCGCAACAAAAGAAAAAATTGCAATAAGATATTTGCAATCAAAAAGGCAAAAGAGAAAAGGTAAAACAAGACTTTGCAAATCATGTTCAACTCCTCTTTCTATATACAACGACGATCTAGTCTGCTCCGCTTGTAACGTAAATCCTGATGCAGTTGTTAAAGCAATAAAACAAATAAAAGGAAAAATAAATGGTAAAAAATAAGTGGGGGATAGAAGTTAAGCCACACACAATTTGCGCTATTGATGCTAGTACTAATAGCCTTGCCTTTTCTTTGTTTGCTGGAGAAGATTTAGGGGCAGTTGGTAAGATTAATTTTGAAGGAAGCAATACCTATGAAAAAGTTATGGATGCTGGACAAAAAGTAAAAGCATTTTTTGATTACTATGGAGGGTTTGAAGCAATAGTAATTGAGCATACTGTATTTATGAATAGTCCAAAGACAGCAGCAGATCTTGCACTTGTTCAAGGAGCAATTCTAGGATCAGCAGGACAATCAGGAACAAAAGTTATTGGTAAAGTTTCTCCCATTACTTGGCAAATTTTTATGGGTAATGGTAAAATATCTAAAGATGAACAACTACTAATACGATCTCAAAACCCTGGAAAGTCTGAATCATATTATAAGGCTCATGAGCGCATGCTTAGAAAAGAAAGAACAATTAAATTTATTAACACAATCTATGATAGAACTATTACTGATAATGATGTTGCAGATGCTTGTGGTATTGGTCACTGGGCTGTAAGAAATTGGGGTAAAGCAATTGGACTTGACAAATAGTATCATGGCTGCTAAACTATATACAAGTGAAACCTTTATGCGTAAAAGATATCTTATGGATAAAAAGACACCAGAAGAGATTGCAAAGGAGTGTGGAGTGAGCCTAGAAACTGTGTATGTCTACCTTGCAAAATTTGGATTAAGGAAATCAAGACGATGAGTAAAGTTGAAAAAACATTAGTAGCACTTGCCATAGCGGGTACTGTTGGTTTTGCATTTGCATTTGCTGCCTTAAAAGGAATTCCAGAGGCATTTGATTGGGAAGATGATGAGTGAAAATTTAAACATAACCGTTGACCAAGTAAATAACCCCTTACATTATACTTCTGATCCTTCTGGTATTGAGTGCATAGAGATTACTAGACATCGCAATTTTAATATAGGTAATGCCTTTAAGTATTTGTGGAGAGCAGGTCTTAAGGATGAGCAAAAAACTATTCAAGATCTTGAAAAGGCAATATTTTATATTAAAGATGAAATTAATAGGCTAGAAGGAAAACATGTCAAATAAAAAAAATATGAATTCCCTTTTAAAAAACTACTCTGGATCTATGGACATTCATGTTGCTAATCGTATAAAGATTTCAAATGCTTTTAATAAAGACTTAGTGTGTAAATCTCCAAAACATCATGCCTTGCTATTTGATAATTTAAATTTTGAAAGTTTATATGTTAGTGAAGAATGGATTAAAGATTACATTGATAAGCCTGACACCTTAAAACTTAATTCTAGTAATTTTAGATCTGATGAATTTACAAAGATACATAATGGTAAACATATATTGTTTTCTGGATGCTCTATAAGTTATGGGACAGGCCTTTATTCTAAAGAAACTTGGCCTTATTTGCTTTATAAAAAAATAAAAGAAAAAGAAATTGTTTCTGGATATTACAATATAAGTATTCCAGCAACCAGTATTTTTGACAATGTAATAAATATTTTTAAGTATATAGATAGTTACTCTAAACCAGATGTAATATTTTTAAATTTACCAGATATTGCTAGATTTTATACATTAATAGAAAATTTAAGTTCAGATTTGACAGAATGGCAAAAGAAAATACCCTTAGACAAAATAAATGATTTTGATTATTTTAAAGATAAATATTTTCATTCTTATTGTCACTATCAAAACAATCAAGATTCAACAATTATTTATGAAAACTTAATATATATTTATCAATATTTACTAATGCTTGAAATTTTTTGTAAAACCAATAACATAGAATTGTATTTATTTTCTTGGTCATCGGCTACAAATAATTTTTTAAATAGAGATTTTCTTGAACTAAGTTCTTTTCATACCTTTAAACATCCTTCAGAAAATTGGTTACATGATTACAAGATGGAAAATAAAAAAAATAAGTTTTATTTAAAAGCAAGGGATAACTCACATTACGGAACAGCATATCATGATTTTTGGTCAAAAAAAATGTATGATATTTATATGAAAGGAAAATATGTCAACTGAAGATGATCTAGTTAAGCACCTTGATCAGGTTAACTTAGTAGTAGAGGAATATTTAAAAGGTAATGATCCAACAGTAATTTCAAAACAACTGGACATTCCAAGACAGAAAGTTGTCACACTTATCAATGAGTGGAAAGTTATGGCCTCTGCTAATGATGCTATACGTGCTCGTGCCAAGGAAGCCCTTGCTGCAGCAGACACACACTATAGCAAGTTGGTATCTCGCACATATGAGGTTATTGATGAAGCATCAATGACAAATAACCTTAGTGCAAAGACTGCAGCAATTAAACTTGTAATGGATATTGAGTCTAAGCGTATTGATATGCTACAGAAGGCTGGCCTTCTTGAAAACAAAGAACTTGCTGAAGAGATGATAGAAATTGAAAATAGACAGATGGTTCTTGTATCAATATTAAAAGACATTGCGTCAGAGCATCCAGAGATTAGAGATCAAATTATGAGAAGGCTTTCAGATATTGCAAAAAAAGATGAAGTAATAACGGTTGTACTTGATGCCTAATTTTAATGATTTTTTAGAAGTACTTAAAAACAATAACTTTGAAGAAACACCAGTAGACGCCAAAACATTTGTTGAGGGCGACGCATACCTTGGTCAGCCTGCACTGTCTAATATTCAATACGATATTGTTGAAGCAATGAGTCAGATATATCGCAAAGAAGACCTTATTGATATAATGGGAGAAGAAAAAGGCACAAGATACTTTGATAAATATACTAAGAATGAGATTATCCTGCAACTCGGCAAGGGATCTGGAAAAGATTTCGTATCAACAGTGGCCTGTGCATATATTGTATACAAACTATTGTGTTTAAAAGACCCAGCAAAATACTTTGGTAAGCCATCTGGAGATGCTATTGACCTTATTAATGTTGCTATTAACGCACAGCAAGCAAAGAATGTTTTCTTTAAAGGTTTTAAAAGTAAGATTGAAAAGTCTCCGTGGTTTGCGGGAAAGTATTACGCAAAAGCAGACTCTATTGAGTTCAACAAGTCTATCACAGTTTATTCTGGTCACTCAGAAAGAGAATCTCACGAGGGTTTAAACCTTCTTCTTGCAGTTCTTGACGAAATCTCTGGCTTTGCATCTGAAGTTGGAACAGGCAACGAACAAGGTAAGACTGCTGAAAATATCTACAAGGCTTTCCGTGGATCAGTTGACTCTCGCTTTCCAGACCTTGGCAAAGTTGTTTTGCTTTCATTTCCAAGATACCCAGGAGACTATATCTCAGAAAAGTATGATGCAGTTGTTGCTGAAAAAGAAGTAATTGAAAGAACCCACGAGTTTATTATTAATCCACTGCTACCTGAGACAGACCCAAACAATAAGTTTGAAATTTCCTGGGATGAAGATCAAATCATTTCATATAAATATCCAGGAGTGTTTGCACTAAAAAGACCTACATGGGAAGTAAATCCAACAAGAAAGATTGATGATTTTAAGATTGCTTTTATGACTGATCTTGGAGATGCAATGATGCGCTTTACATGCGTACCAACCTTTGCTTCCGATGCATTCTTTAAACAACAAGAAAAAGTAAGAGCCTGCATGACACTTAGAAACCCCGTAGATAACTTTAGAAGGTTTGACGAAGCATTCAAACCAGATCCAACCAAGAAGTATTATGTCCACGCAGACCTTGCCCAGAAGCACGATAAGTGTGCGGTAGCAATTGCTCATGTAGAAAAATGGGTAAACATACAAGTCATTAATAACTACGAACAGGTGGCACCAATTGTAGTCGTAGATGCAGTAGCATGGTGGGAGCCAAAGGTAGAGGGTCCAGTTAATCTTTCAGAAGTTAAACAATGGATACAAAACCTTAGAAGAATAGGGTTTGATATTGGCATGGTTTCCTTTGACCGTTGGCAGTCGTTTGATATTCAAAATGAATTAAAACAAGTTGGAATGAGGACTGATACTGTTTCTGTTGCCAAGAAGCACTACGAGGATATGGCTATGTTGGTATATGAGGAAAGACTTGCCATGCCTGCAATTGATTTGTTATTTGAAGAATTAACCCAATTAAAGATAATGAAAAATGACAGAGTTGACCACCCACGCAAAAAGTCAAAGGATTTGGCAGATGCTGTGTGTGGAGCAATATTTGGGGCAATATCACATACCCCAAAAAATATAGATACAGAGGTGGAGATTCATACCTTTAGAGATAGATCTAAAGAAGATGATGATATATTTGACAGACCACCTCAAGATGTGGTAAACTATAGACCTATGCCAAATGAAGTAAAAGATTATTTGGATAGATTAAATCTACTATAAAGAAAAGAGATAAAATGAATTCATTCAAGAAAGTATCGCTAATCATCGCTGCAGCCCTGACTAGCACAATGCTTGTAGCAACATCTGCAAGCGCT